TCTTGCCATAACCAAGATATTAATTTCCAGTATTCTTCTTTAGTAGGCTTCCACCAAGAACGTAATGTTGACATGGTAGAAGGAACTCTATAAGGTCTTTCAATTAAATAGATAAGTGCTTCTATATCTTGTTTCTCAATATACTTATTAAATTTTTCTTTTTTATAATTATATGAATCGTTAATCATTTGATTAAGAAATGGATGTCCTGTGTATGTCCCAACATACAAAAAATGGTGAACCATCTGTAAACCACTATTAAGTTTTACAATGCTATTTTGAAGGTCTTTGTGAAGTTCTGATGTTGTCATTTTATGTCCTCAATTTATTTGTTAAATTTTATAAAACAAAGTATAATCCAATTTGGGTTTCAATACAACATAAAATATAGAAAAGGTTAAAGTATGAAATTAAGAGAATATTTATTAAAAAACAAATTAACACAAAATAAATTTATTTGTGAAATGGAAAAAGAAACTGGGCATAGATTGTCACAGGGTGGTCTTTCTAAATATATATTAGAAACACGAATACCAAGAAAAGCAGAAATGATAGCTATACACGAATATACTAATGGCAAAGTAGAGCCTAATGATTTTTATTTAGAACAAATCTAACTGCGATTTCATTTTTATATCTACACATTCATAGTTCTTGTTTAATCCTTTTGGATAATCTTTAATATCCCAAGACATATCTTTTAATAGTTTTTTTCTGTCACGTTTGTCTGCGTGTATATAAACATATCTATGAGTAGGAAGTAGTTTTTCTTTACCAATTATTTTGCCTTTATTGTGTATTCCTCTCCTTAGGTCAAATGTTGAGCCATCTTCAAAAAAATATTTGTATTTCTTTGCACTTGTTCCTGTGTACATCCAATTGGTTGCTTGATAGACATAACCATGATGGTTTTGATTTGCGTCAGCATAACTTACCAAAGCTGTTGGCTTTGGAAGTTTGTTCACTGCACCCATGATAAAATAACTTGCTGTGTTTTTTGGCATATCAGAATTTATTACAAGTCTATTTAGTTCTAAGGTTTTAACTCTTTCTGAATTAAAAATACATTTGCCATCATTGTATTCTTTATTAGGTGGACTTCCAAAAGTTATGACACCAACAATGTTTTTTTCTAAATCTTGTAAACCAAAAGCATAAGAAATTGAAGGTAGTCGTTTTGCATAATGTTTTTTCAATAACCAGTCTAGGTGTTCTTTGCCTTTCAATTGCGTGATTGAGAAATCTCTAAGCATACTTATCTAATTCTAAATCATCATACCAATTAGTATCTGACACAGATTTAGCTTTTACTTTTTGTATTTCGTAATCTTCGTAATCTAAAAATCTTTTTTGTGCTAACCAAGTTGAGCAATGAGGAATATATTTTTTTTCTGTGCCTTTAACTTCTATATCGTTAAGAAATCTATGCAAGTAAGTTAGTATATCTTCTGTCTTAAATTTTCTTGTAATAATTTTATACTTGATAAGAGCCAAAGCCTTATTTTCTTTTCTTGGATACTCTGACCAAAACTTTTTAAATTCATCATTTATATCTTTAGTATCATCTTTTGTTTCTTCTTTAGTATTGGGTGGTGTGGAGACCCCTGAGGTAGGGGTTTCAGAGATACTGGGGGTGGGGGTCTGTAGACCCATAGGGTCTTTATTTTCTGATTTTAAGGTAAGAATATATCTGTTTGATGTGTTACCACCATCTTCTTTGTATCTCTTTTGAATTTGCAATAAACCAAGTTCTTCAAACTCTTTAATAATTCTAGCAATATGTTTTGGGTCTTTAAGTCCTGCGAGTTTTGCAATGTGAGAATAACTTGGATAACAACTGTTTGCATCGTCACAGTAATTAGCAAGAAGTATTAGTATTAATCTTTTGGTTGGTGTTTGGTTTTTAAATTCAGTTTTAAGTGCTTTGTTCAGACATTCTATAGACATTGTTCCTCTCTTTCTTTTTTTTTATTGGGTTAGACAAGATACTTGCAAACAAAATATATGTCAATACGAAATGGATTATTAAATATACTTTTCATCATAATCTTTATGCAGATGTAATTTTTGTTCTATAGCTTCAAGCAAACAATCTTCTACTTCTTTCCAAGATGTAAATTCAACTCCATGTTCCATGCCATTTATATTTACATAATAGAGCATGACATAATCGTAATATTGAACATTGTAATAATCACCCCATTCATCTAATAGTTTTTGAACTCGTTTCTTGGCAGACATTCTTCTTTTGATATATCTCTTGGGTTCAGGAATGATAACCAAGCTCACATCTTCAAAAGGCTTATGTCTTTTACTGAGTCTTCTCTTACAAGTGGTTCTTTCAAAATCCGCAAACTGAACATTTGCATCATTAAGACTATTAACTAAATCTTTTATAGAAGGTTGTTCAGGATGTAAGTGATGTAAGAGCAAACAGAACTCAGAAACAAACCTAGCTCCATGTGAATCATTTGTAAGACAATGTGCATACTCATGTAGTAGAACTCCATAAGACCTACCCCATTCATTCCTAATCATAATCTCATTATTGCTAAAGGCATAACACTTGCCATGTCCATTTCTAAATCTAAGAGTCACTTTGAGTTTAAATATTTTATTCAGTCGCTTTACAACATCTTCACATTGTTTCTGTGATAAGTAACTATCCTTGACCATCCATGACTGAGAATCTTCCCAGTCATAGACTTTCTGTCTTTGTGCATCCCTCATTATGCAACCTTCCTTTGTTGCATTGTCTCTAGTGAACAGATAAGAGCTTTATCCCAAGTAGACCTTTTTATCCTTGTATAGCGACTAGGATTATCACCCCAAAATCTAGTGCGATATCTTACCCACTTATATCCTATGGACTTGGTTTCTACAATTCTGTATCCATCAAGATAAACCCACCAAAGTTGCTTTTTATTTTTCATTTTATACTCCTTTTCATTTTATGAAATATTTTGTCACATACCCATTATAACATATTTCAATCCAAAATGGAATTATTAATTTTAGGAAGATTTTACGAAATGGATTATTTTGTGATAATATTTGATAGATTATGAGTAAAAAATCCACAAGAACTAAATTAACAGAAGAACTCAAAGTTCAGTTGAGGACAGAGTTTGTGCAGGGTATAGAGCTTGAAACAGGTGAGAGACAGCAATATTCAATAGAAGATTTAATCAAAAAGTATAACGTGGCACCTGCAACAATTTATAGAGCATCACAAGCAGAAGGTTGGAAAGCACTTAGAGAACAATTCAACATAGAGCTACAAGACAAAATAAATGCAGAGAGACAAAAAATGTTGGCAAGAGAGTCAGTAAGATTTGACGATAAGTTTATGACTAAAGCAAATGAAGTTATAGACCAAATCACTTATTACTTGCAACTGAATGAAGATGCAATGAATGACAAAAATAATCCATTACCACCAACACAGATATTAGCATTAACAAATTCACTCTTGGCTTGTCAGAAGTTGGCTAAGATTTCAATGGGAGAAATAACTGAGAATATAAATGTCCAATCAACTATTAAAGAAGCAGAAGCATTTAACAGAATCATGGAACTACTGGACACTGTTAAAACAGAACGCCTTAACAGCGACAGCGAATCACTACACTGAGTGGCTAGAACTATCTCGTAAAAAACAACTAGCTCCTGAACCTGTAGAAGATTATCTAATATGGTTAATCCTAGCAGGACGTGGATGGGGTAAAACTAGAACAGGTGCAGAAGATATAGCTTTGTATGCTTTAAGAAATAATAACGTGAACTGTGCTGTCGTTGCACCTACTCATGGAGATTTAAGAAGGGTATGTTTTGGTGGTAACAGTGGTTTACTAAGTATCATTCCAAAAGAATGTTATCTGAAGTCTCCTGACCAAAAAGGTTATTCTTCAAGTTTAAGTGAAATAAGATTATTCAATGGTTCTAAAATTACTGGTTATGCTTCTGTAGAACCTGATAGACTTCGCGGACCGCAGTTCCACAGAGCTTGGTGTGACGAAGTAGCTTCATGGAGATATCCTGATGCTTTTGACCAATTAATGTTTGGTTTAAGGTTAGGAGAAAATCCACAATGTGTAATCACTACAACGCCAAAACCCAATAAGCTAATTAAAGATTTTGTAAACAGAGAGGATGTTCATGTGACCAGTGGTTCTACTTTTGAGAATGAAGAAAACCTAGCAGAGTCTGCTCTAAAAATGCTAAAGGAAAGATATGAAGGAACTAATCTTGGTAGACAAGAGTTATATGCTGAAATCATAGAAAACTTTGAAGGTGCTTTGTGGACTTACGACTTAATAGAAGAAGCAAGGTTATCAGAAGATACAGAAAAAGATTTACAACAAATTATCGTTGCAGTAGACCCTGCTGTAACTTCAGGTGACAATAGTGATGAAACTGGTATTATAGTAGTTGGAAAAGATTATAATAATGAATATTATGTCTTAGACGATTTATCAGGAAGATACAGTCCTGATAAATGGGCAAAAATTGTAATTAATGCATTCTATGATTGGAATGCAGATAGAATAGTTGCAGAAGTAAATAATGGTGGTGATTTGGTGGAGAGATTGCTCAGAAATATTGACCCAAATGTTGCATACAGAAGTGTAAGAGCAACAAGAGGTAAAATACTAAGAGCCGAGCCAGTATCAGCTTTGTATGAACAAAGACGAGTGCATCATATTGGTATGTATTCTGAGTTAGAAACGCAAATGTGCAGTTATACAGGAGAAACAAATACTTCACCTGACCGACTAGATGCTTTAGTATGGGGATTGACCGAGTTAAGTAAGTCTAGTGGGCAAGTTAATTGGAGAATATCATAATGGCACAACAAAAGAACTTTTTTCAAAGATTGTTTGGTGATAACGTAGAAGAAACCAAAGCATCAAACATGATGGGATATTTTGGTGTTGGAACCTACGATAAAAAGAAATACAGTTATCAAGATTTAGCTGACGAAGGCTATCTTAAAAATGCAATTGTTTATAGATGTGTAAATCAAATAGCAAAAGGTGCTTCTGCTGTACCTTTCATAATTAAAGCAGGAGACCAAATAATAGACAATCATCCTTTGATAAGTCTTCTAAATAGACCAAATCCTTTACAAAGCTATTCAGAGTTTTTTGGTAGCTTATTTGGATATGTGTTATTGAGTGGTAATGCTTACGTCTTGAAACTTGGTGGTGAAAGAGGAACACCAAAAGAATTACATCTGCTTAGACCTGACAGGATACAAGTTAAAGGAAAAGGTAATCCAATACCTGAAAAATATGATTATATGCTTAATGGCAGAGTTCAAGAATCATACTTGGTTGACCAAGAAAACGGCTTTAGTGATTTAAAACACATTAAACTATGGCATCCATTAGATGATTATTATGGATTATCACCATTGAGTGCAGGTGCTGTAGAAGTAGACCAGTTTAATATGGCAAGTAAGCATAATGTGAATTTGCTTGATAATGGTGCTAGACCAAGTGGTGCAGTTATCTTTAAACCAAAAGATGATGCAGGTTTTAATGTAAATCTTACTGAATCACAAAGACAACAATTATTGACAGACTTGAATAACAGATTTAGTGGAACTGCTAATGCAGGTAGACCTATGTTGCTAGAAGGTGACTTTGATTGGAAAGAAATGGGTCTATCTCCAAAAGATATGGACTTTATTAGCCTAAAAAATATGTCAGCAACAGATATAGCTTTATGTTTTGGAGTCCCAAGTCAATTAGTTGGAGTTCCTGATTCTCAAACTTATTCTAATGTTGCAGAAGCAAGACTTGCATTATACGAAGAAACAATTATTCCACATCTAAGAAAAATATCTTCTGACCTAAACGAATGGTTAGTGCCATTGTTTGATGAAAGGCTTACATTAGAATTTGATATAGATAACATTCCTGCCTTGTCAGAAAGAAGAAGAAGAATTTACGAGAATGTGATTGGTGCAGTAAATGTTGGAATTATGTCAAGAAATGAAGCTAGAGAAAAGCTAGGTTTAGAACCAAAAGAAGGTGCTGATGAACTTTATGTTTCAGCTAACTTGTTTCCAATTAGTGACGAACCAGTAGAACAACC